GCTACTCCAATCTTTGTAAAAGAGTGATTGGAAAATTTCTCTTGTGTTTGTCCTTCTAAATTAAAAGCTGCAAATCTAAAGTTAGGGAACAACAACATTGCAACGATGCTGCTCCACTTAAATTGATCTTTTATCCTCAAAAGCGCGAATACGTGTTCAAATCCACACACGTCCCATGCATTCTCTTAAGGGGTCCGGTATTTACTGGCCTTCCTTTCCAGGTTCTGCTCAAACAGAGCTTGGCTATCAACGTAGCTGTGCATTGGGCCTAGTTTGCGTTCATTGCGGAACGTTAGTTTTATGTCATCTCGGACTAGTTTAACGTCATCACGGACGTTGCTAAATTAATCATAGATAGGTACGTCATTGAAGTAATACACGTCTTGTACACGCGCATTAACTTCCTCAAATGACTTAACCTGTATTTGAGTAGAACTATCACTAGCCCACCCCAATATAATATCTGAATACTTATTATACGGTATTTCACCATACAAAGATAATTCTCTCATTGCTGTATCCACATTAATTTGCAATTGTTCTTCAATAGTTGCCGTCCCGCTCTTACGAACCCACGCCAACATACCAAAAATTGATTCTAGTTTCAGAGGTGCCAAAACCTTATCCAATGTTCCATCCTCCCGATATAACAATCTAAATGCCCTAGACAAAAATTCTAGTTCGTGAATTTCCAAAAATGGTTTAACTACTTCTTCCTTTCCCGGAGTAGTATAATTCATTCCAAAGAATTTTGTAAAGCCGTCTCTTATAGTTTGCATGTTGTACCAAGATTGAACTGTTTTCATCACTTTACCCATATTATCATCCCCATATGCTCGAAACCGCACATGTGTTCTAAATTTAAACCCACTCAAACGATAGCGTCTGAACAACAAATTATGTATACAAAAATCTGCAAATGTGTTAAAGAAGCTCGTCAAATAATGACCCGAAATTACTCCTCTATACATCCTAAACAATTTTGGTCCGTATATAAAATACGTACCCACTATCGTTCGCGCAATTGCATACAATATCCTTTTGAGCCGCGGATCTTTTACCTTATATTGTACTCTAAGGTAATCATAAAACAAGTATGTCAAATGAAACAAGACACTAATGTCCCAACCAGAACAATCTCCTCCTATAAATCCCCCATCTGCCTGACATAAATATGTAAACAATTCATACCAAGC